GATCACAGTAAAAGATTCGGACGGAAATATAATTTTCCAGGCAGACATTGCAAACAAGCGTGTCATCATATCTGGTGATTATGTGCAAATCGGTGGGAAGACAGCTACCGATGCAATCAAAGCTGCGAACAGCACAGCCAGTAACGCACTGACAGCGGCACAAAATGCCCGCAATATGACGTTACAGCTGTCTAATGATTATTATTCTGTCAACGTAGATTCAAACGGAAAATACAGTGAATTTCCAAAGGACGTGACCACAAAAGCGCAAGTCATGTATGGCGCAAATGACATCACATCAGAATGTGCGTTCTCGATTACAAAGTCTGACAACATTTCCGGGACGTGGGACAGTGTAAAGCATCAGTATACGGTTACTGCTTTGACAGCTGATACAGGATGGGTAAATATTCAGGCAACATATCTGAGTAAACTGACTGTCACCAAACAGTTCACGGTTACGAAATTGTATGCTGGAGCTAAAGGTGTCGATGGAAACGATGGTAAGACTTCCTACGTCCATACGGCCTATGCGAATATCACATATATATGTGAAGAGAATAGTTTCTTTACCCTTACGAGTACAACAGTATGTCGATATGGAAAAAAAGATAAATGGGTATATAAGACTCTTGAAGCTGGTACATATACTGCTAATTCGACACTGTTTGGTAGGGATCCGGTTAATGGAGTATTTAAAGAAGTTAATAAAATTACCGATTTCTCCATCACAGACAGTAACGGAAGAGCCTACATGGGTCAATATACAGATTTTGAGCAAGATGGAAGCGATGACATATCTAAATATGTTTGGGTAAAGGTACAGGGAGAAAAAGGCAATCCAGGAAAAAATGGAGAAAAGGGAACGCCCGGAAGAACTTATTTCATTGAACTTTCCTCAAGAGTTTTGAAACGTAGCAAAGATAACACGATTGCACCGAATTTCTTCACTATCAAAGGATTTTATCGTGATGGAAATTCAACTACAAGAGTGGCGTACAACGGTCGATTCACCATTGAAGAAACAAACGATGGGAATACATGGAAACGAGTATACACATCGCCGGCAGATGAGTCTTCTGTCACCCATTCACTATATACTGCCATTGCAACAGGTTCTGGAACGAATAGTGTAGTTGGTGACGGAAAAGGCAATGCAATTGGATTTCCTAGGGATACCATAGCGGTACGATGCACGATGTATGCTTCTGGTGGCACTACCACAACGCTTGACGTACAGGATTGCGCGATTCTGGTCGATGTGGATGCGTTGACACAGGAAGAAATATTCAATGCATTGACTAATAATGGTGAAGTTAAAGGCATTTACAAGGAAGGTAATCAGCTGTATATCTCGTTTACTTACGCAAAAGGCGGAGAGCTTACTCTTGGTGGTTTAAATGATGGGAACGGAACGCTAAACATTTACAATGATTCGAACTTTCGTATCGGAAGATGGAGCAAAGATGGAATTGTAATTAGCGGTGGAAGTTTTAAAACCGGAAATAATGAGATATCGAATAAGAATGTCGAATTAGAATCGCCTAAAATATTTAACCGATTATACATGAAACTGTATAAAGAAGACACGTATATACCTGTTCTCATTCCGATGCCAAAAGGAACGGGTGCGAACGACATAATAAACGTTGATTTCGGAAGTGCTACAGCAGGTGAACGCATAAATCGAATGAGATTACAAGCTAATCGATTCGAACTGACAACGTATTCCGGAGACGATCCTGCAATAGAAATATCTGGAAAAGCTCGCATGGGAGACGTAAGCGTTAGTGGGCTTAGGATGGGAAGCGCAAATTGCACTGGGAAAATAACGACATATCAGTTAGAAACCAGCGGATACAAAAATAGGTATGTCGAAACAGAAAACTACGGTGAGCGGTTGCTTTTTAGCTATGAAACATCATCTCCGATGTTTGGAGATGTAGGGTCTGCTGTGATTGACGAAGATGGAATGTGTTATATTGATATCGAACAGATGTTTTCCGAAACGGCTAATGTTGATATCGATTATTATGTATTTTTGCAAAAAGAGGGGTCTGGAGATATATGGGTTGAAAAAAAGGAAGAAAATTACTTTGTCGTAAGAGGAACTCCCAAACTGAAATTTTCATGGGAACTTAAAGCAAAGCAGAGAGAATTTGAAACGGAACGCATGGAAATCAGAGAAATACCAATGGTTGAAGATATTGATTATTTAAAGGAAACTGCTAGGATTGCAGAAGATGTTGATTACGAATCCGAAGGATACCAAGTATATTTTGATTATATTAAAAACAATGAGGAAGAGGTACAGTTATGAAAAAAGTAACATCATTCACACACTTAATCACGGGCGAAGGAGATAGAATTGCATTTACATTTTCTGAGATAGATGAAACAGGAATGGTAATTAGCCAAAATAACAAGAAAAACTTTGTTGTAGCGAACGAGGAAATGCTAGGACATATAGATGCTATTAAAAATTATATCCAGAAAACATTCCTTGATCAGTAAGTGAGGTGACAAAATATGAGCATGTTAAGTGTCCTAATCAAAGACCTTGTGGAGAAAACAACACTTGAAGATGGTACATATCTAGTTGCCGGAACCACGGATGCGAACAAGATTACATTCATGAATCTTGTAAATGCGATTAAAAAGAAACTTGGCGCGGCTGCGCAGAAGAGTGTAGCGAACAATCTAACAACAGCAGCGGCGGGAACTTCAGTGCTCGATGCGTATCAAGGGAAATTACTGAGCGATAAGATAGATTCACTAAACTCCACTTTACAGAAAGCGATTACATACAAATCGTACGATATCACACTACAAGAAAATGTTTACGTATCACCTTACACCTATTATATCAACTGGTATATCACGGATGGTGACATCTCAAAATATGGCATGCCGGTTTCAATTAGTATTATTGGAGCAGCGGGAATACCGACACCATGCGCAATCGTCTATTCAGATGATGTTAATAAATACAGATGCACTGCAGTAACAAATAGTCAGAAAGCAACCGCACATGTAGTGTTTCTCAAATTTTAATTTCGCCAAATAGGTGTAAAAATGTTGTAATTAAGAGTTTCTAATAAATAACCATTGATACGTAACACTTACGTTGAAGACGAGAAAGCGAAGGAGGACTAATCATGGCAATCACATGGAAAGATTATCTGGAAAAATCGAAGCCTGACGACACAGACGAACTGATGGCACTGGACACCACGGCGAGTGCAAATAAGAGAGTAAAATTCTCAGGAATCTGGGACTAGATCGTGGACAAACTGACAACGGCGGTTATGTCAAAATTGGAGACACAGAACAAGACTCTGATAGGGGCAGTTAATGAATTAAATAGTAACCGGCTTGTAACTGGCATAAGCACTAAGAAAAACAACGCTGATAGCTATAGCATCTACGCAACAATGTCGGATGGCTCGATCGTATATTTCAGCTTCAGAAAAAACGGTTGCTATCTGAGCAAATTGAAAGCCAATGGGGAATGGGGAAAGGAATTTACAATCTACGAATGGAACGAATGATTCTTCCTATTACTATTTAATGGTGAAAATGATGGGGACAGAACAACGCGGAAAATAAAGTATAATATCTATAACGAAATGCGTACACGCAAAGGAGAAGAGAATGTGATTCACTATATCTCAGATAATTGGCAACTGATAACATTCGTTGCCACATGCATGATCTACCTCGGAAGACAGGTTACGGCAACCAGAAAAGGCATCCGAGCATTGCTCAGGGCTGACCTTATCCGGCTGTACAACAAATACTATGATGATCTGGGTTACTGCCCGATCTACGTGAAACAGAGTCTCGAGGAAGAATACAAAGGGTACCACGCACTGAAAGGCAACGGCGTTGGAACAAATATGTACAAGGCACTAATGGCACTACCGACAGTAGAACACCAGAAAGGAGAACAGTCATGAGAGATTGGAAAAAATGGGTGAAACTTGCAGGAGTTAGAGCAACCAAGACCATGGCACAGACAGCGGTTGCAATGCTTCCGGCAGCGGCGACTATCACAGCTGTGGACTGGAAAGTGGTCGCAGGAACGGCGGCACTGGCAGGGGTTTTCTCACTGTTGACATCGTTAGCAGGAATGCCGGAAGAAAACAAAAACGAGTAAAGGGAGAGCATCGGCTCTCCTTTTTGAGTACGGAAAGGAGAAATTAT